TTGCTCGATTCTGGGCTGTCTATCCCAAGAAGGATGACAAAGGCGTAGCGCGTAGGAGCTTTGAGAAAGCTATCAAGCGCGCGAGCCTAGATGACATCATTGCTGGTGCTGAAAGATACAGGGATGATCCAAACCGTGAGCAAGCGTTCACGAAGAACCCCAGCACTTGGCTTAATGCTGATGCTTGGGAGAATGGCCCACTGCCAGCGCGTGGAAGAAGGCTGACTAATGCTGAGCAAGGTGCTCTGCTGGTGCAGAAGTTGAGAGCTGAAGAGCAGCAGTCACTTGAGTCTCATATGCGCCTTGAGTTGAAAGGAGTGGATGATGACTAAAGCTGAGATGGCTGAGATTGTGAGCATGGCATCGGCTTTGGATGGGCAGATTGTGTCTGAACCTAAGGTGATGATGTGGCTCGAGATGCTGGATGGGTTCACCTATGAGGAGTGCAGGGAGGCGCTGATTCCAGCGTGCAAAGAGCACCCGTCTGGAATTGTGACCGCTAAAGGCATCTATGACCAGGTGAGGCGTAAGCGTTCTCAACCTACCCCTAGGGGCTGGGTGAAGGAGCTTCATGATATGGGTGAGCACTTTGAGTGTCGTGCTGGTGAGTTTGGTCACCCTTTGGAGGTGCAAGCATGATTGCCGATAACGCTGCTGTGCCTGTGTGTAAAGAGCATGATCTGAAGATTACGGTTTGTCAGGATTGTCAGGGTGTGATTGCTGAGTTCTTTGACAGGATGCCTAAGAAGGTTGCTCATGCTTGGAACAGGGATGGTGAGACTTTGGCTGAGTTCAATTACCGTGAACGGCTCGCTGATGAGGAGAACCAAAAGCGGTTGCATTCTTGGGCTACGGTGCACCTGTACATAGATCCTCTCGAAGATGTGTATAGTGCTGACCATGAGTGAGCGCATGATGAAGAAAACAAGAATGACAGGCCCTGAGCTCATTAGCGAGTATGAGTGGCTGGTGAGTATGGGGATGAGTCCAGCGTTAGCCTGCGATCAGTTGCAGAAAAACTTTGGCGCTATGGCTCGACTTTTGAGAAGATATGACCGGCCTGAGTTAGCTGCACCTTTGGATGCTGAGCGAAACCGTGACAGAGCAATCGAGCAGAGGAGAGTTGCGTGATTACTAATCACAGGAGAGTTGTGTGGGCTGAGGAGCTGGGCATTGATCTAAAGAAATTGCGTGAGGAGCACCCTGATCAGTGGGAGCAAATCATGATGAAGAAACGCCTAGGCAAAAGAGCTGAGGACTATTGGGCTAAAGAGAGGTTCTTGAGTCAGTTACAGGATCGCGTGCCTGCACCTGAGGCAACACACGCATCCCCTAAGCGTAAGCCGGTTGTGAAGAAACGCGCTAAAGTTAGGGCTTATGACTTCACTGATGCACAGCTTGAGATCGCTAGGCGGTCTCTGAGTGGGCGTGATTCAGTGTGAGCGTTGCGGTTTCGAGTGGGAGCTTTCTAGTTCTAGGCAGAAAACTATTCTCTGTGCCTCTTGTAGGGCTAAGAAGGTGCAGACTGTGCACACTAAGAGGGGGAAGTGTCTCCCTTGGCATGGAGGGTTTGCAGCTGATGACATTACCCCTGTGGATGAGGATGGGAAACCTATTCTCCCTGGTGTCAGGCGTTGCAACCATAATGATTGTGTCAATCCATCACATATAGAAAGGGAAAGTAATGGTTAGGAATGAGGCTCTGATTGAGCTCACTGGTTGGCTGAATGATGTGCGCGAGTTTGACTGGGGCACAGCGTTGAAAGTTTCGGTGGATGTGCGTAAGAAGAACCATCAGGGTGACTGGGAGACAGTGGATAAGACTGTTTACGATGTGACCACGGATGGGAAAACCCCTTTGGAGGGTGTGAAGCAGGTGAAGGTGACGGGCCGGATCACTGGCACTAATACTTTCCAGAAGCGTGATGGATCTACTGGTGCTGCTGTGAAGGTACGCGCTGAGAGCATTGTTATCGCATCGGATAAGCGTAATGAGGCAGCTCTCACTGAGGTGTGGCCTACGGTGAACCCTAACCAGGCGATCACAGAGAGTGCACCTTTCTGATGAGGTGGTCTGGTTTCGCTGTGCTCGCTGGTTTGGCTACCTTGTATTTCTTGCTGGCTGGGGAGGCTGAGGGTCTGCTTGCTGGGTTTGGGTATGTGGCTGCCGCTTTGCTGTATGTGCTGTCTTTCCTAAACCTGGTAAAGCCACGCAAAAGTTCCTGACAGCGACAATGCTAAACTTTAGTAATGAAAGCCACTACTGAAGAAATCATTGAGGCATACAAGGAAACCGGCTCAGTCTGGAAAGCCGGTAAGAAACTTGGCATGGCAGGCCAGAGTGTTCATGAGCGACTCAGAGCTGTTGGCTATCGGCTAGTAAATGAGCAATGGACTGATGAGGAGCTTCAGGAACTAGCAGAGCTCGCGGAGCAGATGACCATAGCTCAGATCGCTAACAGGTTAGGTAGACCTTACAACGGTGTGGCAATCAAGCTCAGTCGCTTGGGCCTGGGGAACAGGTTTGGCAACAAAGGGTCAAAGAAACCCAAGCGCAATGGAAAGTATCGCCAAGACCAGGTAAAGGGTTACATGTTGGACCTGGAAACAACCGGCATGAAGGTTACTCAGTACGCCAAACAAAACGGGCTGGATGTTGAATCCCTGACTAGGGCTATACAAAATCTTGACTCTAAATGGTGGGATTCCTACGCGGAGGCAAATGCAAAAAAGCCTAAGATGCCCTGCCCTTATTGCGCTACAGAGTTCTGGCCTCAAAGCCACAAACAGATTTACTGCACACGCCACTGTGCAAATCAAGCTCGAACAGACAGAGACTATTTTGGTGGGCGGAGACGCGAAACAGTGGGACTGGCTGAGGGTCAGTGTCAGTTGTGTGGGCAGGTAGGCGTCAAAGGTCTCTCAAGTCATCACATTTTGGGTAAAGAGAATGACCCTGAAAATGAACACCTAATTGCTCTGTGTTCTGGATGTCACCAAATAGTGACGATTGTGGCAGGGAGAAGGTTTGCTGCTACTCCTGAAGCGTGGGAGGTCCTCATCCAGTTAGTGCTGATGAGGAAACACGGTGACAACAAAGACATGCTGGGAGTCTTTGCAGATGTGGACATTGACTTCATTACTGAAGACAACAGAGAAAGCTATGACTGGTAATACTCCCATTGTGGGTGGTGAGGGGTTAGACTTCTCATAGTCTCAATGAAAGGTGGAAACTTATGCTTGAGGATTTGACTCCCCCCGTGAAGCGCACCCCCTGTAAGGTGCGTACTCTGATGGAGGGACTGGATGAGAAAGACCAGAGCATCCTGCTTGCAGCGCTTGCTGATCATGAGGCGTGGACTAGTAACGGTTTAGCCCGTGCCCTCTCGCAGCGTGGCCTGGTTATCACTGAGAAGCCGATTAGGAAACACAGGAACAGGGAGTGCTCATGTTAGAGGACTTGGAGCCTGCAAAGAAAGTGCAAGCACCTTCCCACTTCAGACCAGGTTTAGAGTTTGACGGCACTGAGGGCACAGCGACCACTGAGGGTCTCCCTGAGGCTCCTAACTTTGATGAGTTCCTTGCAGAGCGTGGCTACTCACCTGATGAGTATGAGATCGTGGGCACACCCCGCACTTCTCAATGGCAAAGATACGATGGGCAGTGGCTGACCGCGTACCGGTTCCACTTCCGCAGGAAACTGACCGGCATTGACCTGCCCACCCTGTACGCGGAAGCTAAGCGCACTAAACCTAAGACACCTAAAGCCCGCAAGTCAGACAGAGTGTTTGTTATTGCTCCTGCAGACTTCCAGATTGGCAAAGGTGGCTCCAGGGGTGGGCATGAGGAGTCCATCCAAAGAATCCATGAATCGTATGCTCGCATTGAGGAGAAGCTCAAGGCAGGCAACTATGACCACATCATCATCCTTGACATGGGTGACATTGTTGAGGGTGTGAACAATAAGGCTGACATGGACCAGCTCATCACCAACACTTTGAGCCCTATGCAACAGACTGACCTTGCTGCTGCACTCATCTGGGATCTCATCAAACTTGCATCAAAATACGCTCCCATCACTTACGGCTCTGTAGCATCCAATCACTGCCAATTCAGGGTGAACAAAGCAGCTGTGGGTAGACCTGGTGTGGATGACTGGGGCATTGTCATCCTGCAACAGATTAGGAGGCTCGCTACTGAGGTGGGGCTCCCTGTGGAGCGCTGGCTCATTCCGCAACCCCATGAGGAGGGTTTCGCCTTTGATGTGTTTGGTGACGGCTCCCACATCCTAGGTGCTATCCATGGTCACCAGGTGGCACGCCCTGATGCTTTCCAGGGTTTCTGGACTAAGGCGGTATTCAATACTTCTTACCTGGCTGCTGCAACACTGATGGTGTCTGGTCACTTCCATCATCACCGCGTGGAACAGTTCGCAGGCACTGAGGGCAGGGAAAGATGGTGGGTCCAAGCATCCACCATGGACAACGGCTCAGACTGGTACACCAGGACTCAGGGTGCAGGCGGTGACAGCACCCCAGCAGTGACCTGTTTTGAGCTGGAGAAGGGTGTGCCTTTCAGGGGTAAGGTGGAACTGTTATGAGCACTGAGCATGAGTTTGATCGGATTATGGCATCCATGTACTCACAGGACCTCCCACCTGTAGAGGTTGTTTCTGGTGACTTTAGGGCGATAGCGAGAAACTTTTTCACCCTCCCTATCCAGTTGCTCATGGATTTGAAGCAGGCACAGTTAGATCAGGATGGCTCAGACCTCCTCCTACTGTTCGATGCAGCAGAGATGGCGTTTAGTGAGTCAGACTTTGAGCGTATGAAAGACCTGAACATTAGAGAGTTCTTGAATGTCATTCATGCGTGGGTGAACTTCGACAAGGGGGAACTGTGACTCTTGATGAGCTGGAGGGTGTGCATGAGGGTGAGACTGTCTGGGTGCTCGGCTCAGGACCCTCCCTGAACTTCATTGACGGCTCATTCTTTGCAAACAAAATCACTATCTCCACCAACTTCAGCGCTGACAGTATCGGAGTGAACCCTGACTATATGTTCACCCACTACCATCAGAACGCTTTTGACATGCACACACTCTCAGGGATTGTTGTCACCCTCGAGCGCGACACAGTAACACAGCAGGAGTGGAAGTGGGATTACCTAGATAACCTGGTGAAAATCCCTCAGGACTCATACAGCGCACCTGGTAGCGCATGGAACCCCTTTGACCGTAACAAGCCACGCCCTGACTCGCTCGCTTACGGTTCATCTAGCCTGCATGGTGCAATGCACTTAGCGGCACACCTTGGAGCTTCCAGCATCATCCTTGTGGGTGCTGACTGTGG